TCTATCTGGTCATCGCGCGGAAGAACGGCAAGTCTTTACTCGCCAGCGCGATCGGAAGATATATCTGGTGCACGGAGGGATTCGGCACCAGGGTCTTCAACGTGGCTCCGAAACTCGATCAGGCGGAGATCGTCTACGGGAATATCTGGACGATGACTCAGCTGGATCCGGAGTGGCAGGAGAAGGACCGCAGGAGACGTGAGCGGGACAGTTCCAGACGCAAGCTCCACGAAGACGACCCGACGATGGAGAAGCACCGGATGACAGATCTGTTTATTCCGGGCACGAACTCGACCGTGAAGAAGATCGCATTCTCCGCCAAGAAGTCTGACGGCTTTAATCCTTCCCTGGCGATCCTTGATGAGATCGCCGCCTGGGAAGGTGATAAAGGCAACAAGCAGTATGAGGTTATCAAGAGCGGAATGGGAAGCCGTAAGGAGCCCATAATGCTCTCGATCACTACGGCCGGATATTTGTCCGACGGACCGTATGACGAGCTGATGAAGCGGTCTACAAGCTTCCTGCTGGGCAATTCCAAGGAGAAGAGGCTTTTGCCGTTCATCTACTGCATCGATGACGTTACAAAGTGGAACGACATCAACGAGCTGAGGAAATCGAACCCGAATCTGGGCGTGTCCGTCAGCGTTGACTACCTGCTCGAGGAGATCGCCATAGCGGAAGGATCCCTCGCCAGGAAGACAGAGTTCCTGTGCAAATACTGCAACATCAAGCAGAACAGCTCGCAGGCATGGCTTGACGCGCAGACGATCGAAAAGACAGTCTGCGGCCCGTTACGCCTGGAGGACTTTAAGAATCACTATGCGGTCATGGGAATCGACCTGTCGAAGACGACGGACCTCTCCGCCGCCGTGCTGGTCATCGAAAAGGACGGCATTCTTAACACCTTCGCGCGGTTCTACCTGCCGAAGGAGAAGATCGAGGAAGCGACCCAGAGGGACGGCTTACCGTACCGCGCATACATCCAGCGCGGTCTTTTATTCGAGTCCGGGGACAACTTCATCGACTACAGAGACATCTACGACTGGGCGACGGAACTGATCGAGAAGTATCAGATCTATCCGCTCAAGGTGGGATATGACCGTTACTCCGCCACGTACCTCGTGCAGGATATGGCGGCGTACGGATTCAACATGGACGACGTCTATCAGGGGACAAACCTCACGCCGGTGATCCGCCAGGTCGAAGGACTGATGAAAGACGGCAAGATCCGGATCGGGGACAACGATCTTCTGAAGATACACTTCCTGAATTCAGCAATTAAGGTCGACGCGGAGAACGAAAGGCTCCGGCTGATCAAGATAGAACAAAGGGCACACGTTGACGGCATGGCCGCTTTCCTGGACGCGATGGCCGTGCGCGCCAAACACTGGACCGAGATCGGTGTGCAACTGGTCAATGAAAGGAGATACTGATGGGACTTTTTGACTGGCTGTTTCCAAACGACATAAAGGAGCAGCCGAAGGTATTACAGGGCAGTCAGCAATTCAAACTGTTGACCGCGTACGAGCCGATCTTCCGGGATTACTACGGCTCGATCTATGAGAGCGAACTGGTAAGGAGCGCGATCGAAGCGAAAGCCCGTCACGTATCCAAACTTAAAGTCGAGATGCAGGGAGAAGCCCAGGCGGCACTGAAAGCCAGGATGAAGCACGTGCCGAACCCGTGGATGACGTGGCCTCAGTGGCTGGCGAGATGTTCCACGATCCTGGACTGCACGAACAACCTCTTTATCGTGCCGGTGCAGAACAACAACTACGAGACGATCGGTTTCTTCCCGGTACTGCCGGAGAACGTGAAGATCGTAGAGGACAAGCGCGGAGATCTGTGGCTCCGTTACACGTTCCGCAACAGCCAGACCGGAATCATCGAGTTTGACCGGTGCGTATATCTGAACAAGCACCAGTACAAGAGCGATTTCTTCGGAGACAGCAACAGGGCGCTGAACAGAACGCTCGATCTTATCGCAATCAATGACCAGGCGATCAAGGAAGCCGTGAAGGATTCCGCTACGTACCGCTTTATGGCGCAGGTAACGAACTTTACCGCACCGGATGACCTGGCACGCGAACGCCAGAGATTCACGGCGGAGAACCTGTCAAACGAGGCGCACGGAGGCGGTCTGCTTCTGTTCCCGAACACATACAAGGACATCCAGCAGATCAAGAGCACGCCGTACACCGTGGACGAGAAGCAGATGGCGCAGATCCAGACGAACGTCTTCAACTACTTCGGAGTCAGCGAGAAGGTCATGCAGGGACAAGCCAACAGCGACGAACTGGACGCGTTCTTCAATTCAAGCATCGAGCCGTTCGCTATTGCGCTTTCCGAGGCGATGTCCAAGGCCATTTATACAGAACGTGAGCGGTCTTTCGGGAATCACGTGTTCGTGAACTCGAACAGACTGCAGTACATGACACAGACGGAGAAGGTGACACTCGCCAGGGATCTCGGCGACAGAGGCATCCTGACGATCAACGAAGTCAGGGAACTGTTCAACTACGGACCGATCCCGGGCGGTGACGTTGCCTATATTCGCGGAGAATACAAGCCGGTCGAGGTATTGGTACCGGAGGAAGGAGAACCAGATGGAAACGAAGGACCTGATCCAGAAGAAGCTTGACCAGGGCAGAGAGTACAGAAACATGACCATGACGGCGGTCGAGGATGACAAGATCGTCGAAGGTTATGCCACAACATTCGAACAGCCCTACAGACTTTACGGTTTCAAAGACAAGAACGGGACACACGAAGTATACGAGCAGGTCAGCAGATCTGCTTTTTCTGATACGGATATGTCCGATGTGATCATGCAGTACGACCACCAGGGGAGAGTGTTCGCAAGACTCAGCAACGGGACCCTGTCTCTGGATGTCGACGAGCATGGTCTGAAAGTACGCGCGGATCTCGGCGGTACAGAGATCGGCCGTCAGCTGTACGAGGAGATCAGCGGCGGCTACACCAATAAGATGTCATTCGGTTTCACCGTGACCGATGACGATATAGTGCCGGACGGCGACAACTACCTGAGAACCATTAAAGCAGTCGGCCGTCTGTTTGACGTCAGCGCAGTCAGCTTACCTGCCAATGATCTGACGGAAATTTCAGCAAGATCTCATTGTGACGGAGTGATCGCGGAGATCGAAGCGGAGAGACTTCGTGCTGAAGAAGAAGCCAGGGCAAGACAGGAGCAGATGGACGCACTGATGGCACGCATCCAGGCACTGAAAGGAGAACAGCATGGAGATTAAAGACATGCAGATGGCTGACATTGAGGTCAGATCCGCGGAGCTTGCGGAAATGATGACCGCCGAGGGAGCAGACATCGAACAGATTCAGGCAGAGGTCACCGAACTGGAAGAGCGCAAAGCCCAGATCGTTCAGGAAGCCGAAGCCCGCAAAGCACAGCTCGAGGAAGTCGTTAAGACATCCGTCGAGATCGAAGAATCCATTGAGGAGGAAAGAAAAATGGAAGAAATGATTACAAGAAACAGCCCGGAATATGGTCTCGCGTTTGCTAAGTATATCCAGACCGGTAATGAAGAAGAAGTACGCGGTCTTCTGACAGAGAACGCATCCGGCACCATCGCAGTCCCTGAATATGTCTATGAAGAAATTAAGACAGCTTGGGAAGAAGAAGGCATCATGAGCCGTGTCCGTAAGTCCTATCTGAAGGGCAACCTGAAGGTTGGATTCGAAATCAGCGGAGAAGGCGCAGTTCTTCATAGCGAAGGCGTTGCAGTCGACGAAGAGAACCTCATCCTCGGCATCGTTGAATTAAAGCCGGTTATGATCAAGAAATGGATCTCAATTTCTAAACAGGCTCTGAGAATCGACCAGGCGGAAGCTTATCTCCGTCACGTTTACAGAGAACTGGCTCACCACATCGCAGAGTATGCCGCGAACACATTCCTGGCAAAAATCGAAGCTTGTGGCACAGTTTCCACAACTACATGCGTAGGAGTTCCTGTTCTGACAGACGCTAACCCTGGCATCGCTACAGTAGCGAAAGCGATGGGTCTGCTGAGCGCTCAGGCATCCAGCCCTGTTGCTATCATGAACAGACAGACATACGCAGACATCAAAGCGGCGGCTCTGGGAGCTAACTTCCCTGCTGATCCGTTCGACGGCCTGCCGGTTCTGTTCAACAATTCCATCACCGCGGCCAGCGTAGCCACCACAGGCGTTACCTATATGATCGTAGGCGACCTGCAGAACGGCGCTCTGTGGAACTTCCCGGACGGTGAAGGTATTGATGTACTTGCTGATCCTTATACACTGGCAACTTCCAACATGACTCGCTTCATCGGCGATCTGTATGTTGCTATGGAACCGATCGCACCGAACGCTTTCGTAAAGGTTCAGAAGTAAGCACCAAATAAGGAGAAGATGACGAAATGAAGACGATGATCGCAGTGCCCTGTATGGACGAAGTTCCTACGCAGTTCGCGACCAGTCTGGCGATGCTGGAAAAAGTCGGGGAATGCGCAAGGCTATAGAGATGAACGTGGACTATGTTATGTGGTTCGATTCGGATATGGTCTTCGCGCCGGACACGATGAAGAGACTGATGGAACATAAAGACCGGTATGACATGATCTCCGGTCTTTATTTCCGTCGTGTACAGCCCTTCAGTCCGGTACTCTTTGAAACACTGGAGTACACGGCTGAGGGCCCGTTCTTCACAGAATACAAGGAGATCCCGGCGGAACCCTTCGAGGTTGCCGGCGTTGGCTTCGGGTGCGTCCTGATGTCGGCGGATCTGATCTTCGACGTACTCGCCAAGTATCCGAACCCGTTCGAGCCTATGCAGGGCTTCGGGGAGGATCTGGCGTTCTGCTGGAGAGCGAGACAGCTCGGGCATAAGATCCTCTGCGATCCGTCTGTTGCCCTCGGACACGTGGGCAAGCACGTCATCACCCGAGAGTTTTATGAAGCATTCAAAGGAGGGAATCAAACATGAACGGAAGCGAAATGCTTGAGAGGGTCAAATTATCCCTCCGAATTGTAACGGACGCGTTTGACACACAGATCCTGGGTCTGATCAACTCGGCCGTTTTAGATCTGGGTATTGCGGGAGTCGAAGCCTGCCCCGATGAACTGATGCTCACCGCCGTCACTACTTACGTAGCGATGCACTTTGGAGATCCGGACAACTATGACCGGCTCAAGAAGTCCTACGATGAGCAGAAGGCACAGCTGCAGATGGCTTCCGGGTATACGAACTGGGTGGTAGACAATGGATAGATCCACACCGATAAATCTCGTTGTCGAGACCTGGGAACGGGACGATTACGGTGTCAACCAGAAGACGGAAACTCTGCGCCAGGTGTACGCCAATGTGCAGAGCGTGAACCGGACGGAATTCTTTGAAGGCGGTCGGAACGGACTCAACCCCGAGTATGTGATGACCGTCTTTTTCGCGGATTACCAGGGCGAGAAGGTTCTGGAGTTCCAGGGCGTGAGATACACCATCTACAGGACGTATCAGCGCAGGAACGACGAACTCGAGCTCTATGTGGAACGGAGGGAAGGGAATGGCTAGTCGAAACAGAGTGGGGGCTATGAACTTCGAAAAAGTCGCCAGGCAGATGCTCACCGAGTACGGGTTTGAAGCCCGCGACGTGTTGAACGATGTCCTGCCGGAAGCGGCGAAAACCGCGACCAACATGATCCGCGCAAACTCAAGAGAGCGCACCGGCGAGTATGCCAAAGGATGGAGCTACAAGCAACAGTATTACAGAGGGCTTGGCACCTCGTACGTGGTCTATAACAAGACCAAATACAGGATCGCACACCTTCTGGAGAATGAGCACAAGATAGCCAACAAGTACGCAGAGTCCAAGAAAAAATGGAAGGGAGACGGTGTCATCTATGACGCCCAGCAGTATACGGAGGCTTATATCATTCAGGAACTGTACAACAAGCTTGGAGGTCATAACGGATGACATACAAGGAAATCTTCACCGCACTAGAAGCGACTGGTCTCCCGGTCGCTTATAACTTCTGGGAGTCACCGGAGGACGTGCCGCCGCTCCCTTACATCGTATTTACATACCCGGATAACAACGACTTCAAAGCGGACAATACCAACTACCAGGAGATCGTCACGCTTGAAGCCGGACTTTACACAAGAAACAGGGACATCGAGACGGAGAAGGCTGTAGAGGCCATCCTGAAGACGTACTTCCATACGTACTTCAAGACGTCCGAATACGTACAGAACGACTCGATGCAGGAAACACTTTACACCATGGAGGTAATCATTACAGATGGCGAATAAAGTAATTTATGGTATTTGCAACGTTTACTACGCCAAGGCTACAGACGACGGTACAGGAACGCTCACCTATGCGACACCGGTGCATATTCCCGGTGCCCGTTCCATTTCGCTGAGCGCTTCCGGTGACCAGCTGAACTGGGCGGCGGATAACGTTACGTATTTCAGCATGGCAGGCGATGACGGATACGAAGGCGACCTGACAATGGCGATCATCCCGGATGACTTCAAGAAGGACATCCTGGGCGAAACACTGGACGCGAAAGGCTTCTACGTTGAGAGAAGCGGATCCAGCAAGTCAGAATTCGCGCTTCTGTTCCAGTTCGAGGGCGATGACAAGGCGGTCAAGCACTGCCTGTACAGATGCACCGCTTCCCGTCCTGCTGTCAACGGCAACACGGTCGACGGATCTCCGGAGCCTTCCGAGGAGACGATCACCCTCCGCGTAATGCCTAGAATCAACGACAAGGTCGTCAAAGCGCGCGCTCCGTATACAGCGAGCACCACGTCCTCTTATGCGACATGGTTCTCCGCAGTCCAGGAGCCGACAGCCTAAGGAGCAAATATGGAGAAGATCATAACGATAGGAGAAAAGGCTGTACCGTTCAAGGCTACGGCCGCAACGATCAGAAGATACAGACAGAGGACCGGCAGAGACCTGTTAGCGGATATGCAGGCTATAAGCACATCCGTAAGTTCTCCCGCCGGTCTTTCTTCTGCGAATCTGCAGGCATTTGAAGACGTCGCCTTTATTATGGCTCAGCAGGCTGACCCGACCATCCCGTCCGATCCGGATGAGTGGCTTGATCAGTTCGAAATGTTTTCCGTGTACCAGGTGCTCCCTCAGCTCGTGGAACTGTGGGGCCTGTCGATGGAAACGATCGCAGAGCCGGCGGCTAAAAAAAAATAGCACCGACAACCAGACGGCTCACCGGGGCGCTGTTCCTGCTCCGGTGCACCGAGCTCGGGCTGACCATGGCAGACCTTGAGGATCTGGACATGGGTATGGTGCTCGACATGATGACAGAAAAGTCAAACGACGCAGAAGACTATCCGACTCTGGCAACACAGTCGGACTTTGATAAGTTTTAGAAAGGGGCAATATGGCAGGCGGAGGAAGAATCAAAGGCATAACCATCGAGATCGATGGCGATACTACTGGCCTATCGAAGGCTCTGAAGGGTGTAGACTCATCGCTTAAGGACACCCAGAGCCAGCTAAAGGACGTTAATAAGCTCCTTAAGATGGACCCGAAGAATACCGAACTGCTCCGGCAGAAGCAGGATCTCCTCGGCAAGGCCATCGAAGACACCAAGAAGAAGCTCGAAACGCAGAAGCAGGCACTCGAGCAACTGTCATCCGTAGCGAATCCTACGGAGGAAATGAAGCAACAGCAGGACGCTCTCCGGCGCGAGATCATCGCCACGGAGGGAAGCCTGAAGGACTATCAGAAGCAACTGAAGGACATGCCCAGCGCGCTGTCCCAGGTATCAGACGCTACAGCCAAGGCGGCGGAAAAGACGAAGGTATTATCCGCGGCAGCTGCGGGAATCGGTGCGGCGATGCTCACCAACGCGGTCAAGTCTGCGGCGGCAGCTGACGATCTGGCAACACTGTCAGCGCAGACGGGTCTCAGTGTCGAAGAACTTCAGAAAATGCAGTACGCTTCCAACCTGGTGGACGTATCCGTCGAGGATATGACCGGCTCAGTGAAGAAGCTAACTCAGCAGATGGGCAAGGGCGCGGACGTGTTCGACAAGCTCGGCGTGGCAATAACCGACGAGAACGGGGAGATGCGGTCAGCGACGGACGTATGGTATGACTCACTTCAGGCACTCAGTCAGGTCCAGAACGAAACCGAACGCGACGCACTCAGTATGGAGCTGTTCGGCAAGTCTGCGTCCAACCTCACCGGCATCATTGACGATGGCGGGGAAGCGATGAAGTCGCTCGGACAGGAGGCTGAAGATCTCGGCCTTGTCATGTCCGGAGACGCGGTACAGTCCGCAGTCGAATTCAACAACCAGATGGACCTCATGAAACAGCGAGTCGGTATGGCGTTTATGGAAATGGGTTCGTCTCTGGCTACGACACTCGTGCCGGCACTGGAGAAGCTCGTAGACATTGTGACTCAGGTCGTGACGTGGTTCTCTGACCTCGACGGCACCACGCAGGCGGTCATCCTCACAGTCGTCGGGCTTGTGGCGGCGATCAGCCCGGTGTTGGGTCTTATTTCGACACTGACAGGACTGGCGGCAGGTCTTAACGTTGCGATGCTTCCGATGCTCGGAACGATCGCGGGAATTGTCGCAGTTGTCGCTGTTGCAGTGGCGGCAGGCGTTGCCTTGTATCAGAACTGGGACACCATCAAGGCGAAGGCTACGGAACTGTACGAGACCGTCAAGGGCAAGTTTGACGCGATGAGGGAAGCGGTCTCCGGAGCGATCGAGAGGATCAAGCAGGTCCTGTCCAGTTTCTCCTGGAAACTCCCGGACATCAAACTCCCGCACTTCAAGATCACCGGAGGCGAAGCGCCTTACGGTTTCATGGGCAAGGGTTCCTTCCCGTCCATCGATGTGGAATGGTACAAGAAGGCGTACAACAACGCGATGATGTTCAAAGACCCGACAGTCCTGGCGACTCCGTACGGTCTGAAGGGATTCGGGGACGGCAACGGCTCCGAGCTCGTCATCGGGACGGATACGCTGATGGGCATGATCAACGGCGCCAACTCGAAGGAACTGCAGAGGATAGAGTCACTGCTCGAGTATATCGCCGCGAACGGCACACCGGTAGTGCTCCAGGGAGACGCGGCGAAACTGTTCAAGGCGGTCAGACAGCAGAATACGAAGTTCAAGGGCTCGACCGGGAAGTCAGCCTTTGATTACTAGGAGGTGCGGATATGGCTGATTACAAGATTTTTGTCGTAGGATCCGCAAACGACTATACGCAGTATGTGCGCACGAATGACTACGTGTGCCATAAGGAAGACGTGATCGAGACCTGGACGGATGCGAACCGGATCAACCGCGGGCACGTACTGCGGACGAGGCTGACCGGATCCATCCATATGGTTTTAGACAAGGCAGTATATAACACGTTCCTCGGGCACTGGGCGGCGGCGAAGAACGCGGACGGCACGTACAACATCAAGGTACACCCGAACACGGTGGAGACCACGACAGAGACGGTATCGTGCAAGGTCTTCGCTACGGTCTCAACCCATGTCGTGTACGGTACGAAGTTCTACTCCTACCAGCCGGCGGGGATGGACGTAGTGATCGAATTCGAGGAGGCTTAGGCTATGCTGACAATACCTTCCCAGATCATCGCCCTGTGCAAGGCTGATTCCATCCGTAAGAACTTCCGCGTCCACTTCCCGAACGGCGAGAACGCAGACCTCACCAACTCCGATATTATCTCCGGCTCCGTCCGGTTCACGGAGAGCGTCTGCTCCAAGGACGTGCTCCAGTTCGGACTGGCGGAAGCGAGCCGGATAGAGTTCGAATGCGTCAACGTACAGAACGTCTACGGCATGACGATCGAGTGCGGGATAGAGGTCGATACTTCGTCTCTGTCCGCGGCGCAGATCACAGCGATCCAGGGCAACCCCGGCGACGGTACTCTGGTGCTCGTTGGTGACAGTGACATCGGATACGGCTTCTACAGAGTGCCGTACGGTGTCTTCACGGTGACCAGCTGTCCGAGGTCAGCCGGTGCGATGTGGAAGCGCAGGGTGGAGGCGTATAGTGCCGATAATGTCAGTGAGCTTTCCTCTATTCTGAAGAAAAAACTGTCTGTTCCGTATAGTCAGCAGGAGAT